CGGCGGTTGCGGTACAGGAAGCAACCCCTCAATATCAGGCACCCCAATCGCTTCATAGATGCGCCGGTACGCTTCGTACAGATTATGCATTTGCGGATTGCTCTGGGCCAGTTGCAATTGCGTCTGGGCCAAAGCAAGGCGTTGCGACATAGAGAATATATTCGGGTCAGAAATAGGGACAATATCGACTCTTTCATCAAAATCTGTCTGTTTTATAGTGGCTTCCGCCCCCCATACGTTGTATGGGTACATAGGAGGCAATGATTCGGAAAACACCCTGGCCAGCATTCTAAATTCAATTTTCTGTGCATAGTGTAGCCGCTTGTGTATGGCCGACATTACCTTTGACCCTCGCTCAAGAAGAGCGACAGTCGTTCCTACTGCGGCTTGCTGGTTGCCATCACCAACCTGCAAGTCCGCAATTGCCGCAAAGCGCCTTCCGGCGTCCACGACAAATCCTAAAAGAGCCATGAGTGTCTGGCTTGGTTCTTTATACGGAAGGGGCAGAATGCTTTCTTTTAAAGCACCGCCCGGTACATCTATATCACGAAACTCACCAGGGGACAGTGGCTCGTCCGAGTCACGTATACGAATTCCCCTCGCCTTAAACCCGGCAGGTAAATTGGCCAAAGTGCCAGCGTCAATCAGCTGCCGTAAAATGGAAGTGGCGGAACGTCCTAGCCCACCAATCATATGCAACAAGCCAAAGCCATAAAACCCTAATCCGGGCAAAAACTTGTAGTGAGAGAAGTATTGGATTTTACGATAGTACTCATCGCCTTCTTTCCAGTTGCGACGAATGGAAAGAACCTTGGAGCTACCCTCGTCAATAGTAATTATGTACGGAAGTTTAATTCCTGTAACTTCCCCGTCCAAAGGACTTTTGTGCTCAAAGCCGGGAAGATCCAGGTCCGTATGTATTTCCAGTAACGTGCAATCCTTCTCGTCCGTGGTCTTCTCAATCCCAGAGAGTTTGCGCTCCTTCTCTCGAAGCTCATCTTCCTCATCGTATGGAATCAGATCTACATCACGATAGAAACCTGTTGCCTGAAACTTTCGTATATCGTTTTCGCCCATCCTAATGACATGGGCAATTCGATTTGACGACGATAGATCCGTGGCATTATAGGGAACCACCAGATCATCGGCAGGGACAAAGCGAGCTACAGCCCTGTCAAGTAAGTCGTCAAAATAAACTTTTTTGAACGCGGACCCGGCTAAAGGAAGATAGAACAGCAAGCGATCCATCTCAGGATCGTATTCATCCATTACATGGATAATCTCGTAGTTCATAAACTCCTTGACACGTTGCGCCTGGGATTCCAGTTCGGGAGTAGAGGCCCCTACAATCTGGGTACGTACCGGGCCGCTGCTAGGAAGAAGTTCCTTGTAGGCTTGCGCCTGAAACTGGGTAATGGCTTCTGCAATAAGAGGATGGGTAACGCCACTTGAGCCACGGAAAGGCTCTTCTCTTTCCTGATATTTTATACCAAGGAGCTCCAAGCCGTTTGTGTACGCTTCTTCCCACTCCTGTCTGCTGGACCGGTCATCCTTGTATAAGCCAATAAGATCATTGGCCATATCCATAAGAACTCTCTCGTCCAGGATCTCCGCCAGATTGGCGTCAGGTTCGGCCTGTAGCTCCTCTTCCACCATGTCGGAAAAATTCACAACAACGGAACCGTCTTCTTCCTCCGTCATTCCGGTAGGTTCTTCGATCTCCTCGACTTCGATCTCTTCATCGGTAACGCCGCCAAGAGGCATACCTTGCGCCGGCATCGCATCGTCGATTAAAGATGTACGGCCATTAGCCATTATTTAGACACTCCTTTAAATTTCTCATAGGTGCGGAGTCCACCTAATCCTAACATACCTAATAGCACAGGCATCATAGTAGATAAATCAAGTTGTGGTAACTGAACGAGATCTCCTGTCTGCGCCATGACAAACGTAGCCATAGGCTGCGCTACATAAGTGTAAAACAAAGCCAGACCACATGTCCACCCCACAAATGGGCGCCAGCCAGCAACAAACAGGCTTCGATGCGCTGCTTCCTGTTTGTTTACCTCAAGTTGGGCTATGTCAATCTTGGCCAGATGTTCGGCCAGTTTCGCCTCAATTTCCCTGGCAGCACGGGCCTTTTCCTCTTTATTCGGAAAAAACCTGTCCAGTACGTCCCCTACAACGGGTAGAAGGCTGGGAAGAAGTGCGGCTATGGCCATTACTTGGATCTCCCGTTAATCATGTCACGCAACTTATTGGTATAGGCCCACAACGCACTGATCTGCTTCTCTTGCATGTCCGTTTGAGCTCTAAGCCTGGTTGTTTCCACAAAGGTGTTTCTTGACACAATGTCATCTACGTCCTTACGAAGCTCCTTGACACTGGAAGAGAGCTTTACTGCCACCACAACCAGGGCCAAAAGACCCATTACCTGTTGCCAGTAGTCCTTGATAAAAAGAGATTCTACTTCCATGTGTCAACTTAACACCATTAGTCGTCTGCATTACGAGCTTTACCGAAGTTAAGACCTACCATATTCACGACACGAAGTGCCATGGATAGTGCCTTATCATCGGACTTTGTTGGTGTCAGAGTTGCGATTCCAGCCATAGCTGTAATCAGCAATGTTACGTGATGCACCCAGTTGGGCAATGTGTTCAAAATATTCAACATCCATTCCATTTTAATCACTCCAAAGTAATGAAAAAACGAAGCCCCATCAGGGGCCTCCCCTAATAGTAACTACGTGGTGTGGGAGAGTAGACAGGTTCGTCATCTTCCTTGTCGCTGTCAAGTCGAAGAAATCCACCTTTACGATATCTTATAAGTGCCATGGACATCGAATCGCAGTAATCGTCATAGTCACCGTTGGGAAACGCCGCGCATTCGTCTATCACTTCTTCTGAAAACTTTTTCTCGGGCGCCCATACTTTGCCTGACTCGAATATAGGAGCCACCATATGCATCCTTGTATGCTTGTCCTTCCCCTTGCTTGGGGTGTAGTTCACCACAGGAATCCCCATGGTACGCAATTCGTCCGTGAGCGGTGTACCAGTGGCCTTCGCCTCGATAAGCACCATATCCGGTTCCCAGTACTTGTACTCCGATAGGGCTTTCGCTTTCAATTCAGGAAAGTCCCACCGTCCACGCTGTGCGTCCATCAGAATTATATGGTCGCTTCCCCCTTCTTTAGGCTGGAACACCCCCCACGTGGTAATCGCAGAGTAATCCGCAGTCTCCTTTTTGCTGAACGCCGTGTCGTAGCTTTGCATTATGTAGCTCACATCAGGGGCGGAGTCCTTTTCCCATGTGTTCCACCACTCCTTCTTGATAATCGCCCCTTCTTCCGCCGTAGGATTCTGCTGCCATTGTGCGTTCCACTTGCTGAGTGACAGCGAAGCCTTGACCCGGAGCAACTCGTCCTTGTTCCAGTACTCCGGCCACAGTACCTTGCCGCTTGGAAGAATGGCTGGGAACTCCACAATATCCCACTGGTCGGCCATTACGTCCGACCCCTGCGCCTTGATCAACTTTCCCGTAAGATCCTTCAAGGACCATCGGGTCATTACTATTACAATAGACCCGCCCGGTTGTAGACGCTGACGGGGTCCTGATGTGTACCACTCGTAGGCGTGTTCGAGTGCCGTTTCCGAAAGGGCGTCCTGTTCCGAATGCGGGTCATCAATAATGAGAAGGTCAGCACCACGACCCGTAATCGCACCGCCCACACCAGCCGCGTAATACTCACCCCCCTGACCCGTTTCCCAGCGGCCAGCCGCCTTCGAGTCCGAGCTAAGTTCCACATCAGGAAAAATCTCCTTGTATTCCGCCATGTCCATAAGGTTCCTGACCTTACGGCCAAACCGCACCGCCAGTTCCGCCGTATGGGTGGTCTGGATAATCTTGAGCTTCGGGTTCTTCCCTATTAGCCACGCAGGGAGAAGGTAACTTGCAAACTCGGACTTGGTATGCCTTGGCGGCATATTTATTATGACCCGTGAACCGGGGGTCCCTGACAGCTTCTCGTATTTCGCGGCTACCTGCTTGTGGTG